GTCACCGCTCATTTATTTTCTTCTTTATAATCATTTTCATTTTTGTACTATTGTATTTCAAAAATGGTTTATAGTTCATCAATAATTTATACTTCTTAGGCCAGATAACTGTCTCGCCTATCTCTTTATTAAACTGTTTTGTATAGTTAAGAATATCATTTAATATTACCATACTCTCTACTGTTATTTTATTAGCAAGATAGAGTTTAACCAATGGGGGATGTTGTCCTTTCTTGACTTTGAAGAGGTCGTCAAATTTGATTTCTTTCTCCTCGATGAAGTCAAGTAAAGTATCGCAATCATTCTCAAAGACATAACTTAAACTCTCTATTCTTTTTTGCCATCGGGTGTAATTTTCCTGACCAGACTTTCCAACCACATCACCAATCCAAACTGTATCGCTACCAATAAATCCAGCAACAAAATAGTCAACACAAGCACTACTCGAATAAGACCTAGACAACTTGTGAAAAAAGTATCTATCACGCCTTTTAGTAAAGGTTTTAAGTCTTGCAGTAGTTTTCCCATTGTGCTTGAAGTAGTCATACGATTCTGAAGTGAAGTGAAGCTTGACTGCAAGGTAGATTTTATAGACATCAAATCCATCCATTCTATACGGGCAATCTGCCCATCCTCTCTTTCAATAATCTTAAATCCATCGCATTTACTTCTAGTTTTTCTTTTAATGATTTATTAATCATTTTGCCCATACCTGTTGGGTCAATATCATTATCTTTGCAATATAACAAGACTGCTTCCCAATGTGTAACCTTTTTATTTCTTACCATATTCTCGATAAGAAGTGCGAATTTATTAGGTGTTATTATTGCCATTGAAGTCCTCTATTGCCTCTTTTAATTTAGGTATGTAGTCTTGTTTCTTTTTATGAAAGACTTGATTAAGACCTTGCTCGGTCACAATCAGAATAACAATATCTTCTATATCAGTACCATATCGTTCTTTATACATTTCAGCATAAGCAGTACCTTGTATAAAGTAGTTCTCAATCCATTCTTCTTTCTTTTCTCTAGTAGAAGTCTTGAAGTCAATTATACATGGTTTACCATCATAGTCAGCGATACAGTCAACTTGACCAGCAACTTTGTATTCATCACTATATAAACTGCCTTCTTGTATTTTGATATTATCAATCTTATCTAGTTCTTCTTTCATAACTGTAAACAAGGCAAGTGGTAAAACACCTGCGTCTGATAGTTCTTCATTATTAAGATACTGTTCAACTAATTTATGTACAGCAGTACCTCGTCTTGCGGCCTCATTAGCAATATAGTTTGCTTTCTCTTCGCCAACTTTCTTTCGCCATGCAAGTATACCTTCTTTACCTCTTGGTGCAAGAATAGTAGTGATTGACGGATACTTCTCGCCTGTTGGTGAAATATAGTATCTTCCGCCATTAATGTTTTCTGTTAATAGTTTTGGTAGATCATCAACTGGTTGATGTGTAAAGGACTTCATCCCTTTGGTCTTGAAGTAGTCTTTCAATTTACTCATAATGTATATTATAACAGGTTTTTAGTCTTTTGTCAAGCCGTGAGTGTAGTGTGTTTTCCCGTCTTTTCTAGACGCTCTTAATACTTGTTTTCTATTATCGTGAAGTTTATATGAACAATGAACCCAACCACTATTGGCATCCCCGTCTGTATAAAATTCCAATATGATTTGGTCAAATTCTAGATTGTCTATAATCCATTCTGCCAATTCTTTATTATCAATACCTGTTATTTCAAAATCTGCAGCCTGACCTTTGGCGTGTTGAGAAGTCTTACTTGACCCAATCGCCTCACATAAATCCTCTGATCTATAACCCGAGGTTACTCTCACACTTTTTGCAAAGTGATCTCTCACTGGTTGTAAAACTTTATCTACCAAGAGTTTCATATTCTCTTTATGTGATTCGGTAGGTGTATTGTCAATACCTTTTCTTGCCGCGGTATCTGATTTAGTCATTTCACTTAGACTAAAGTTTTTCGATAATTGCATTATTTACCTCTAGTTATTGCTACTATTTTTTTTAATTGAGATTCGATTACTGTTTTACGATTAGGCCAGTAAATATAATTCTCTGGCGCCTTTGCTAATTTTAGCATTAAAGGTATTACTAACTTCTCTAATTCAGTAAATTTGTTTTTCATCTCTTTGCCAAGATTATCTTTTCTTAAATCGTATTCATCATCCATTTGTTTCTTAGCAATATCAAGTTCAGTCTCATTCTTTTCTTTTATTTCAGACTTAGCAGAATTAACTGCTGAATATATCTTATCTAATTTACTCTCTAGTGCTTTTAAAGATCCGTCAGTTACCTTAGCAACTTCACTAGCAGCCGTCTTTGCAACTGCCTCAGTATCTTTTGTTTCACTAGGTTTTGAGTCAGTTGTGGTAAAACCCCAATCTAAATCGGTATCAAAACCATCTAAAAAATCTAAATCACTCATATTTGTTCCTTTGTTGGGCGAGTAGTAATTTATTCGCCTGTCCCGGTGCCCTACTCGCCCCGGTGTTGTTGCTTTGTCGGATTGACTTACTCAACTTATTATGTGCGGTAAGCACGGTGTTGTAAATGTCTCGACAGCAACATAACTATTTATCTAATCTACGATCTTCCCGTACTTCTTTTTGATCTTGTCTAGTGCAGCCTTGCCTTTTGCCTCTTTAGCGTCTCGTTTTCTATATCTATCTGCAAGGGCAGAATGTGGATGGGCGTCTGATATTTTACCTAAGACTTCTTTAAATCCGTCATCTATCTTACTATCTAATTGCCCTACACTACTTACTATACCAACACTCGTAGGTACTAGTTCTATATTTTTTTTCTTAGTGAATTTTTCCATTTCAGATATAGACATTAGGTCATCCCACTCTTCACCTGTTCGTCTATCTCTAAATGTATATAAAGGCATTATAGTTTAAATTCATCAAAGGGTATCTTCCCACTAGGATATTTCCAAGTGCCATCTGTATTATAATGGTCAGGATGTTTACCTGTTTCTTTATACTTATTTATAGTTTTTGTCAGACTATATCCTTCTTCATTTTTCATTGACATAAATTTATTCAATACAATGTTAAGAGGATCTTTCTTATATAGTTCTATAGCAAGATAGTCTATCACTTTCTCATCCATAGAGGTCTTTAAATGTTTACCCATTAAACCACCTCGGCTTTCGATCTTTTTTCCATGTTGCAAATCCTTTCTTATGTTTTATGTAATATTGTCTGTATGCAGTTATTGAATCATTTAATACTTTTACATCATCTGGCATGGCTTGTGGTGGTTCTGTAAACTTAGCAGCCAGAGGTATGTTCTTAGGTGGGTTTCTCAAAAGTTTTCTTAGTTTTTTATCTGTTAAATGTATTTTACCATATCTGTATGTAAACTCATCACATAGGTGCGACCACATCTGATACAACCACCAGTAATTGTAAGCATTCTCTCTCACCCATACAGCGCTTGGGTGATTTATATGGCTTGCTTTATATAACACTTGTTCTTGGGAAATATCAGTACACAACCATCTTTTAATTTTTCTACCATTCTTACTTCTACCTTCATACTCTAGACCGTCAAGCATTCTATGTGCTGTTGACATCAACTGAGCATACTCGATAATCATTTTGACACAATGCTTGTCAATATGCATTTCAGCACATATTTTAGGATCTTCGTGTAAATAAAATACATTCATTATTTCATCTTTCTAAAAACTTCAGACCAATGCTCACGCCATTTGGGATCATCACCATAATGTATGGGTTTATCCTCAACCTCTTTAATCTTGTTTCCCCATATTCTTTTCATATCAGGATCTTTTGCTTTACTTCGTGCCAAAGACAGTCTTGCTATTCGCTGTTTTTTTAATATATTTTTTTCTCTCGTCATATGTGAGTCTGTGTGATATCTCTATTATATCAGGTCCTAGTGTATCTGTCAAGCGTTTAAAATCATCAGAAATCATATATTTAGCAATATATGCCAATTTCTCTGGTACTGCAAAACCAGTTTTATCGTTCTGATCATAGATATATAGTTCAGGACAGTTTGTTAGATACATTGTAATATCACCTTTTTCGTGTAGCAGTCTGGCTTCGCAACCAAACACAAAGTCATCGGCACTCTTTACATTGGTATCATATTTTATTTGAGCACCTTTTTTAGAATATAACACAATTCGATTTATACCATCACCTGTAATATCAATCGCAGTTTGTGTATTTTCTAAAAATGATCTTACTGTATCTAATGGTAACTGCTCTAATGCAGGTCTCATTCGCTCATCAAATAACTTAGAAGTTCTCCAATCTTTCATACTCATAAGTTCACCCATAAGTACCTCTTGATTAGTTAGTGCCATAATATCTATTGGATGATGTTTTTCTACCATCACATTTAAAATCTCTAATGTGTTAGGATATATAAAATCATCACCTTCTATTAGAAATAGATAATCATAGTCAGTCTTACTGAAATAATCTAATACAGTTTGTTTACCACCACTAGGCCATCCTGTCGACTCGGTACGAATATATCTAACAGGCTGTGTGCTACAAATTGCTTCTACTTGTTTAGCATAATCATTATCTAAAGTATTACAAATTACAAGGCATTCTGTTTGTGATATTACACTATTTAAACACCTTTGAAATTTATCTATCTCTTTGCTTGTTAATATTGTTGTTAGTATTCTCATTAATTTAAATCTACTCCTCTTCTAAAAATTACTCTTATAAGTCTTACAAAGAAAGGCATTCTTGTTTTCTTTTTTTCAGGTATACCTAATGCCTCTCTAGATATATCTATCATAAAAACTAAACGATTGTATGGTGTTTTATTTTTAGCAGTATGATATGCTTGATTATCAAATCCCCAAGTTTCAGTCCAGTAAACTTTATCAGCATTTACTTCTAGATATAATTCTTCTTTCTTATGTTCAGGTATAATAACTGGTATATGACATCTTATATATTCTGAATGTATATTTTCAAGTCCTTTATGTACTGCAATATGACCTCCTGCTGTAAGTATAGAGAATGTTGCTTTGTTTATACAATCGCCGTAATCTTTTTTAATCTTATCTAACATTTCTACTGTTTTAGGATAATGCATTTTTATTAAATCATATGCCGATACTGTGCCGAATGTAATACCATCTACTTTTGCACCTCTATCGACATAGTTTTCCCAAACCCATTTCTTGTTATAATATAGAGGTTTCATTTTCCAGTTGCCTATGACAAATAAATGATCGTTAAAATCTGTATCTTCCCACCACTTAGTTGTAGTTATTTTTCTTGATATTTTTTTAAGTCTAGATAATAAACTAATCTCTTCTTTAGGTTGTTTGTCTGTAAAATAATTCTTAGGTAAGTGTTTACTATTTTTTAAAAACTCTTTTTGTAAGTCATCTTTATACTGGTGCATAAAATCAAATAGGTCATTATTTAAATATACATTAGGCATTTATCTTATCTTTTCTATATTTTTTTATGACTTTTATTTTTAATCTTCCTGGCCTTTGAGATACCTCTCTGCTGGCACTCGTATATTGTATACCGTTTACCTCTGGTATATCTTTACTAATTTCAATCTCACCTGACATAACACTATCTACATATCTAAATGCTAATTCTGATGAGGCAAGTCGATCTTCACCTGCTTTTTGTAAATTAACTGCTAGTTCATCCATACCGTTTATACTTATTAGTGCAGCCTTAAAACTATCTCGTTTGCTACTTTTTAACATCATATCTTCCCACTCAATATCAGGGTCATGCATAAATTCAGATATGGCCCAAGTAGGTATAGTACCTTTTGCTAAAACGGTACCATTATTTTTTATCCAGTTTGAAGCTTCTTGAGTTGTCATACCCATATTATTTTGCCAAGTCATAGGCACTCTTTTAGGTGTCTCGTCAGTTTTGCCCTCTGGTGTATTATAATGTAGAGCGTCATTGTAATATGCTTCTTGAATATCATCTGTTTGCCATAATCCTTTTTTGTCCATTTCATTCATCACTTTATATCCATACTTTGCAGGGTCTACCTCTATTAGGGATAAATTTGCTAGTTCATCTGCAATATATCTGTACTTACCTTGATAAACAGGCATATTTAAATTTAAAACACCTATTGCACAATAATTATCTTGCCAGTTTTTATCTATCCACTTTTTACCTTCATCAAGCGTTTCAGTCGTCTCATTAGGTAACCCAGCAATAAGACTTATATAACCAGCAAAGAAACCATTATTCTTATATGCATAGTCTTTGAATTCTAAAAGACCATCTTTAAGTTTACCTACCTCCATACCTTTACCTATGGCCTTTGCGGCTGGGTGATGTAGAGATTCAATACCATAAAACTGATTCATAAATCCCATCTCAATATATGTATCCCAAGACTTCTTTCTACCTGCAATTAGATCACCTCTTGCATAACCTCCCAGTTTAGGTTGAAATGGTAGTTTCTTCATTACACTAGCAAACCTGACTAATTTTTCGTGATAGTCATTTACTGTTTCATCTGATAACAGGTAGTGCTCAGTTCCCCACCTCTCATAATTTTCTAACATTTCTTTATATAAATCATTTTCATCCCTGCTATGATCTTGTCTAACACCTAGAATAGGATAAGAGCAAAAGGCACACTCAAATATACAGCCTCTAGATAACTCCATAGGCAATACTTCCCAACTTTTTATAAAGTCTCTATCTTGATATGATATTGATAATTCTTTTTTAGGAAATGCTGGGTAATACTTTTGACAATTAATAATCTTTCTTTTACCTACTTTGTAATGTTTTATTTTACTTGGTGTATCATCTTTTAAACATTTTACTAACTCTAACATTCCATATTCACCATACCCATAAACATACCAATCTAAATTATATGGTAATATTTTGTCTATTGATTGAGTACCGCCTATCAAGTGTATATGAGGATAGTTTTGTCTAACCCAATCTACGAATTGCCATAGATATATTGATGATTGTCTGAAGATACTTGATATACATAAGAATAAAGTCTTGCTGTGATATCTAGATTTCCATAGGTCTTTTAGTTCTTCAAAGGTCCAAGAAAATGCATAGTCAACAACTTCTACATCGGCACCATGTTGTCTTAAAAAACTAGCAATCTTATGAGCACCGTGAGTTCTAATCATACCTACATATAGTTCTCTCACTATAGCAGGCTTTTCTAATAACTGTATTAAATTTCCATTATAGTCGTGTACACATTCATCTCCCACAAAATTTTGTGTGCCGCCTACAATTATACCGTGTACATCACTAAGCATTTAATTTATTCACTTTGTATTGTTTAATAAAATCTATTTTTGCTGTATTGTTTTTTCTAGCCATATGTCTGCCAGCACTAGTAAATGTGATACCATCAACTTCAGGATTTTTTGTTCCATCTTCTTTGGGAAGTTTCTCTATATATCTTTGTACATATTCTCCGATTGCGTCAGTAGTCATTCCTTTAGCATACTCACTATCTTTTGCTGTAAAATCAAATTCTGATAAATTATAATGACTTAAAAGTTCTACCTCATATCTCTTATCAGTTTTTAATGCCATATCTGTATAACTAAATTTTTCTGTATCCACTAAATATTCTGCCATCTGCCAAGGAGGAATTGTACCTTTACAAATAACTGCTGTATCATTATCTATAAACCATTCGGTTAACTTATTCTTAGTTAACCCCATATTGTTTGTCCAGTCAACATCAAATCTTTTAATTAATTCCTGTTTATCATATTGACCATTAAGTCCCACTCCCGTTTCTAAAGACGATTGTTGAGATTTTGTAATATCTTTGTTTATAGTATAACCATATTTTTCAGGATCCTTCTCTATCAAAGACATATCATCCATACTCTTAACTAATTTATCATATTGATTACCATAATCAGGCAAGTTTATTGTTAAATATCCCATGGCAGCAAAATTATCTCTCCAATGTTTTTTTAACCAGGCAACTCCATCATTAAGAGTGTCTATTGTTTCGTAAGGCAGCCCAGCAATAAGACTTATATACCCAGCATAAAAATCACTATTTCTATAAGCATACTCTTTCCATTCTAATAATCCTTCCTTTAATCTACCAGAATCCACACCTTTGCCTATTGACTTAGCAGATGGATGATGTAAAGACTCAACGCCGTAAAAGTGATTCATAAATCCCATTTCAATATATGTGTCCCAGGACTTCTTTCTAGCAATCAATATGTCAGCTCTTGCATAACCTCCCATTTTAGGTTTAAATGGTAATTTTTTTATTACTTTAGCATATCTCTCTAACTTTTCGTGATAATCATTTACTGTTTCGTCTGACAATAGATAATGTTCGGTTCCCCACCTTTCGTAATTTTCTAATAGTTCATCATATAGGTTATTCTCATCCCTACTATGGTCATTCCTAACACCTAATATTGGATACGAACAGAAAGCACATTGAAATATACAACCTCTAGACAACTCTAATGGTAATAACTCCCAACTCTTAATAAAATCCCTATCTTCGTATGACATTGATAGATTCCTTTTAGGAAATGCAGGGTAGTCTTTTTGAGCATTGATGACTTTTTTATCACCTACTGATATATGCTTTATTTTACTAGTGGTATTGTCTTTTAAGGCTTTGACTAATTCAAGCATAGCATACTCGCCATACCCAAATATATACCAATCTAGTTTGTAGGGTAATATTTTATCTAGTGATTGAGTACCACCTAATATGTGAATGTGGGGATAATTTTCTCTTAACCATTCTACGAACATCCATATTGGAGCACCAGAACACTTAAAAACTGTTGATACACAAAAGAAAAGAGTCTTGCTGTGATATCTAGATTTCCATAGGTCTTTTAGTTCTTCAAAGGTCCAAGAAAATGCGAAATCTAAAACCTCAACATCAGCCCCATACTCCCTTAAAAAGGAAGCTATCTTATGGGGACCGTGTGATCTGGCAATACCAGATTTATTTTCTCTATCTTTTTGTAATTCTGCTGTCTGTACTAAATTATTATAGCGGTCATAAACTACTTCATCGCCTGTAAAGTTTTGTATTCCGCCTATTATGATACCATGTACATCATCAAGATAAGTCATATTGTCCAAGTTTTGTCTTTATAATATTAATTACTAACTTGGTATATTTAGGGTTGGTGGAAAAGCGATATAAATGAAGAGATAACTCTTCAGCAGATATATTAGGGTTTTCTGCCCTAGCATTTCTTAGTTCTTCATATGCCCATACTTCATTAATAATACGAACATAGTCTCTTACACTGGCACATTTACTAGGATATACTTTTACACCCCAACCTGTCCAGTTTTTCTT